ATGTCAGCCACTAGGAACTTAACGGACGCAACACACACGGATTTAAATACACCTAACAAGACCGTATTCGGCGGTATCAATGAGGCGTATGCTGCCGCAATTGGAGCACCAACCGCGCACGCAGCGAGTCACACTGATGGTACAGACGATATACAAAGCGCCACTAATTCGCAAAAGGGCCTCGCAACGGCAGCGCACATCACGGCGGTAGAGGCCAATACTCTCAAGGTAACGAATGCAAATCATACTGGAGACGTGACCGGTAGTGGTGCGCTTACGATTGCAAATGATGCGGTAACTAACGCCAAGGCCGCGAACATGGCACAGGCCACTATCAAAGGGCGGGCGAGTGGTGCAGGTACTGGCGACCCAACAGACTTGACGGCGGCACAGGTCAAGACGATTCTCGGCTATACATTGAGCAAGTCAATCACTGTAGAAGAGCCCGGTAGTGACGAGGATCTGTCAATGTTCTTTACGAACAAGGCGATCACCATCACCGAAATCCGGGCGGTGCTCCGGGGGTCCGCAACCCCATCCGTAACCTGGACTTTGAGGCACGGCACGGACAGAAGTGCGGCTGGTGCGGAGGCTGTTACTGGTGGAACCACTACAACGAGCATCACAACCGGGTCGGATGTTACCAGCTTTAACGACGCAACCATTGTTGCGGATTCTTTCGTGTGGATTGAAACAACCGCTCAAAGCGGGACGGTTGACGAATTGTCGATAACTGTAATCTACACCGAGGACTAGCATGTATCATATTGTGGCAAAAATAAGCATTGATGAAAACGGCGTAAACTATTCGCCGGTCGGGTACGTTGAGGACGTACCAACGGCACAGGCGCTTAACGAGTTCCACACGGGGCAGGAACCGGTAGAGTACATCGTTTATTCAGTGTCTGAAAATGACGGCGGGCTACCGTTGGTTACTGACATAGAAGATCCAGAGGCGGTTTAGATGGGTACACTAAATCAAGACGTTGATTTCTTCCTACTCGGGCTGACCAACTATACAGCAGATGCGTATTCTAAGAATGCCGCCAAAATGGGCGGGTATATGGGTCGCATAATCTATTGTTGGGAAATTCTTTTCGATGTTGATCTAAGTTCTATTCCGGCAGGGTCCACCATTGACAGTGCGACTGTCGATGTAAACATTAGCGCTAATAACACAGGTGGTGCAGGTGGAACGCTAACAGTGAGGGAGCAGAACAAAGCGAGTTGGTCGGATAACGGATCAACCGTCCCTGCGTGGAACCAGAATCCTAATAATAGCAGCTCTACGGCTTGGCCGACTGCTCTAGCAAGCAATGGACCGTTCACGGGCACGGGTCTAAAAACGCTTGGCACCACTGCGAATTTGGTTTCATGGTTTCAAACAGAACTTGACAGTGGACACACGAACAACGGGCTTGTGCTGACTTATTACAACGAATACTTTGCATGGTGGGCGACTGTTGACGACGTTGATATAACGGTTAATTACACGGAGCCTTCTGGCCAACGTCGAGTAATGGTAATCAGCTAGTTTTGGTAAAGGATTACGATGGACCACGTAAAATTAATGATTGAACTGATGAACCACGAATGGGCAATGACCCATGATTCGTTTGAGGGAATCATCGGTGCTCTCGATGGGAAACTTACCTCAGATGATTACAAGATTTTTCATGCAGTTGCTGAAGAAGAGGCGAAGGCTAACATGTCTCTCCTCGGGAAGCGTGACGAAGGAACTCTGTATTCGTATTCAGATGGAGACACTGGGTACTTGTTCATTAATGGACCATTGATTCCTCGTGCTACTGCGTTTTCGAATTCTTCAGGACTCGTATCCATCGGTGCTCTGACAGAGGAGTTCAATGCATTCGATAGTGACGACACGATAAAGAATATTGCGCTTGTGATTGATTCTCCTGGCGGAAACGTTAAGGGAATTTCTGATTTCGCCAGCGTTGTAGCAGGATGTGGAAAGAAGACATATGCGTATGTCTGGGGAATGGCAGCGAGTGCTGCATACTGGATTGCATCTGCCTGTGACATGATTGTTTCTGCCGACACCGGTATCGTTGGTTCAATCGGCACAGTGATGACTGCGTTCAAAGAAGACCCAAAGAGTAGAGAGGTGACAATCGTTTCATCTCAGTCTCCAAATAAGGTTTTATCGGTAGATTCAAAAGAGGGAATAGCTGCTAGGCAGAAGTTGGTGGACGATTTGGCCCAGGTATTTATCGATGCGGTAGCAAAGAACCGTCGGGTATCTTCAGAAACAGTTGTTGAGAAGTTTGGGAAGGGTGGAGTCAAGGTTGCAGCTGGTGCCAAGGAAGCTGGCATGATTGACGAAATTTTAAGCATGAACGATTTTGTATCGATGATAAAATCAGGAGTTTCAAGTACAGTAATCGATATTCAGGCAGGGGTTCCTGAATCCGAAAATAATCAACTCCCCGCAAATGCGGGTTTGAACCACGAGGAGAAGACTATGCCAACACTCAAAGAGATCATGGCAGAGAATTCCGCAATTGCACAAGAAGTTGAGGCTATTTCAGCCGACGCTCGTAAGGCGGGGTTCGAAGAGGCGAAAGCTGAATCCGAAGCTCGTATCAAGGTAGCATCTGCTTATCTTAGCAGTGACAAGTACCCGGATACGATCAAAGGATTGGCTTCGAAGGTAATTTCTGGCGAAGTGTCTAAGGATGTTCTGACAGCTGCTGTTTCAGCAGTAGATGCATTGCTTGAAACACAGAATTCGGAATCTGCGAGAGCAAGATCCGAAGAAGACGGTGACATCGAATCGAACAACCAGGTTGTTGTTTCTGAGGATGGAACCATCGACAACGAGGCTCAGTATCAGGCTGAACTGGCTGCTTACAACAAGAGCATGGAGGCATAAAAATGAACGTACAAGCAAGAGCCGATATTACCAATCGAGCGTTCATTCTGGCAGGAAAACCGATTTCTCTTGTAAAAGAGTCTGAAACGTTTTTGCAGGATGCCGGACGATCTGGAGACATCGAAGCGTACACGCTGGTTTCATACAATCCTACTTCCAAAAAGTGGGTTGTATTTGAAGATGAAACTGCAACAGATGGAACTCAGATTCCAGCTGGTGTGGTTCTTCAGGCAATTACCGAGGCAGCAATTAAGGCTGGAGATGTCGTAAACATTCCTGTTCTGATTGGAGATGCGATCATCGCAGAAGACCTCCTGGTAATCGAGAGCAGCAAAACACTTGATACCATCATCAACGTTCCAACGAACTTGAACAAGTCTGTTGAGCAGATGCTTCGCATGATTGGTATTGTAACCGAAGCCACCGTCAATATTGACGAGCTTGAAAATACCTAGGAGGCACAAATGTACGGAGCAACACCTCAAGCCCAGGACATGTATTCACGCTATATGGTGGATCGGTTCAACGAAAAAGACCTGATCAGTGTGCCAACTGGTTTTCAGGCATTCTTCGGAGTGCCTTCCACTGGCGCGAAGACTGTTTTCAGCGAGAATTCTGCTGTCATCGATATTGACATCATCCGTGGTAATGAGCGCATCGCCGCTCTGATTCCTCGTGGTGGTATCTCCCGGACGGTTGGAGACACGCAGAAGAACACTGAGAAAGAGCGATATTCCACGTTCTCGCGTCTTTATCCTCTCGTAGAGGAAGAGGGCGATCTGAATGCAAATCAGATTCTCACTCGCACCGCTGGCGAAAACCCCTACGACATGCGTACCAGGTTGGACCGCCTGCGGACCCTGGCCAATGACCAGCACAAAGAGCAGATTCGCCGTTCGGTTCGTTTGTTTGAAGTTCTGGCCGCAAGTTCCATTTTGACAGGTACGATGCCAGCAATTCTCGGGACCACGAACGCTGCGATGATTTACGATTTCCTTCGTAAGTCAACTCACACGTTTGCTGCTCCTGCGAAGTGGGACACAGCTTCACCCGACATCATGAACGACTTCGATACAGCATGGGAACTCGGACGACAGGATGCGTATCTTTCGTATGATATGGCACTGGTTGGAACTGGAGCAATTGATGCTCTTGCCAAAGACAGCACCATGCAGAGTCTCGCAGACAATCGCAGGTATGAGCTGGTTCTGGTAAATCCGAACATGCCAGTTCCTGAGAAATTCGCCCGTTTCGTAAACGCTGGAATGACAGCGTACGGTCGTCTTCGAACCACGAAAGGCCGCGAAATCTGGCTGTTCACCTACAACGATGGCTACACCAGTGCTGGTGGTACGTTCACGCCTTACATGCCAGTTGACCAGGTTCTTATCACTTCGAGCAACGTTCGATGTGACCGTTACTTCGGACCACCCGAGAGACTGCCAGTGACATCCGGTGAGATCCAGTGGTACAAAGACCTGTTTGGAATGAACATGAACACTCCGATGCTTCCCCCGAACGTAAAGGGAGCTGGTTCGATTGTTACGCCTTCGATGTTCTACTGCGATGCGTATCCGACCAATAACCGCAAGAACGTTTCTTGTCGAACACAGTCCGCACCGATTTTTGCGACTACTCAGACTGACGGGTTCGTAACCATCACAGGAGTTGTGTAATGGCTATTTGGCTCGGAATTGGTCCTTTGAAAAAAGGATGCCTGAATCTTGGTACAGACGACGAAGGCAAACCTGTCTTTATCCATCCTGGCAAAAAGTTCGATGAGAACAAGCTGGACGGTGGAAAAGAAAGACTGGCCGAGTTTGTAGAAAAAGGTTGGGCTTCCGAAGGCAAAGCTGCACCAGCAAAGCCAGCAAAGCCAGTGAAGGACGACAAAAAGAAGGATAAAACCAAATGACTGAAAAACCCAAAAATAAAGCACCGGAGACTGTAAGGCCAGCACAGGAAGACAAGAAGAAGAAGCCTGCGCAGGTTGTAAAGTATATCGGTAAGAAGAGAATCGTAGTTCAAGAAGGCGACAAATAGTGACTAATCTTCGAGAACTCGCAGAGGCTGATTTGGCCATAACCCTAGAGGATTCGGTGAATGGATTCGGCTTGCCCGGTATCCTAATTGACCCTCAAACTGGTGTTAAGGCCCATACAGCCGATGAGATTTTCGGGCAGATTATTTACGATACATCTGGGGTTGACTCCGAGACCGGCGCACCGATTATTGTTCACCGCGCCGTTTTCGTAGTTCGCAGATCGTCGTTGTTGAGAGTTCCACAGCCGGGAGAATTGTGGGTAGTTCATATGCCCACAATTCCTTCCCGTACTGCTCCAAAGGAAACGTTCGTATGTGACAATCCTCGGGAGGATGGTGGTTCTATTGGTTTCATAAGACTGTATTGCACTAGGACAAAGCAGGCTACGCCATGATGAATTTCCGACTGGTGAAGTCAAAAATCGTTGCATTGCTTGCAGCTGAAGAGGCGGGAAGATACCGCACAATTGGCTACCAGCATCAGCGAGAGAGTGCCGAAGAGAATCTGGATAGTGACCGTTCTGTCCAGGTTTTCTATCAACGTGGTACTCTACCAAAATCCACTGGTGGGATAAGTGGACCCCATAAACACAATATGGTGTTCATGCTTGAATTGACAGCCTCGAAAGTGGCAGAGGGACAACTCGATGTACTTGAAAACCCTGCGTCAACTCCAGCACAAATCATTGCAGCAATACAGACTTTCCAGGCAGCGTCCAGCTTGGCAGACGACTCAGTTGATGAATTGATCGAAATCGTTTACCAGATAATTCAGGATGCTAGAAACATAGATTTCGGGCTGGAGCTTGAGGTTCCACCGATATATGTTTCGAGCAGGAATATTGAGACCATAACGAAACACCAGCCTCTTCCGAAGGGTGATGTTGTAACCATCACAGCAGCGATGGAAATCGAATGCACGATGGACGAGCAGGTTCTTGGAGAGACAGGAACTGATTACGAATCGACTGATACAGTGCTTGATATTAAGGGTGATGATGTTGAAAAAACCGGAGTGCTCGTAAATGAGCCATAGGAGGAAATAATGCCTTTAGACGCAACGAGTCTCGCGGCGGGAAATGGTATTGGCATCAAGAATGTACAATTCGCTGTGTCAGTACTTAATCTGCCGCGAAAGAATTTGATTATTGCCACATATGATCCTGCTATCACAACCATCGTGGACGACGTTCCAGTTCAGGTAACGAGTCCAGAGATGGTAGGAGCAGGATATGGACAGGGTTTCATGGCGCACAGGTTGGCTTTGAAAACTTTTGCCGGTAATGGTGGTGGGGAAACGTGGTTGGTACCGCAAGCTGAAACTGGCGGTGCTGTCAAGGCAGTTGGAGAAATCTTATTTGGTGGAACTGGTATCCTTGCAGGTACGCTTTCTATGTACATTGCAGGAGACAGGGTTCCAGTTGTAGTTCCAGCTGCATCTACCCCCGCCCAGGTTGCAACTGCCGTTGTAGCTGCTGTTACTGCCGATGTTACGTTGCCAGTTACTGCTGCTGTAAACGGTGTTACGCCAGAGAAGGTTGACTTTGAAGCCAAATCCGCAGGACCATGGGGTAATGATATTTCTTGTACCTTCAATTGGGGCTTTGGAGAGGAACTTCCAGCCAATCTCACAGCAGTTGTTACTGCGATGAGCACAGGAGCTGGTATTCCTGATATCGATGATGCGCTGGATGGTACCGGTACTGGAGATGCTGCAAATGAAGATTGGTTCACCGAAGTTGTTCATGGATACGGACTCGACAGTGCCACCATTACGAAGGTTGCAACGTATGTTGGTGAAGGAAACGATTTTGTTGGTTTGTACAAGAAGATTGTTTCCCGTCCATTCCGTTCTCTGAACGGAGATGTCACCGCAGACACCGCCGGTCTCACCGCTGCACTTGCATTTGCAGATGCTCGGAAACTGGACAGAGCAGATGGTGTTATCTGTGTTCCTGGTTCCCCAAACCATCCAGCCGAAATTGCAGCTCTTGCTCTTGGCATCATGGCAAAGACGAATCAGAACAGAGCTGCTGAGAGTTATATTGGTAAGATTCTTACTGGTATCATTCCTGGCGCAATCGCAGACAGATGGACCAGCGAGTACGACAACAGAGACATCGCAGTAAAAGGTGGAGTTAGCCCAACGTATGTTCGGAACGGCGCTGTTATCATGCAGAACGTTGTTAGCTTCTATCGCCCTGACACGGTTCCTGTAGATTCGAATTCGTACCGTTCAATGAGGAATATTTCGATTATCCAAAACATTGCGAATTCAATTCGCACCAATTTCCAACAGGAAAAATGGGAAGGTGTATCGATTGTTCAGGATTTGACACGGGTTTCGAATCCAACAGACAGAGAGAAAACACGAGATGTTGACAGCGTAATCGATGATTACGTGTCTTTGGCCTTTGGATGGGAAGACAAAGCTTGGATCTACACGGCTGATTATACTGTTGAACAATTGGCAGTTGCGAATGCTGTTGTTATCCGTGCTGGTGGCACCGGTTTCGATGCTACTGTGAAAGTCATTCTCAGCGGTGAAGGTGGCATCATTGACACTCGGGTAGAGGTGGATACATCTCTGTCTGTGTTGCTGTAGGAGGTAAGATATGCCAAGGGATATTTCGGGTTCAAATCGAAAGCTGACTGTTGAAGGCATTTCCTTCAATGTGGCTGCTGATGCAAACTTCACTGAGATGGTTTCGAGATTTGAGAATTCAATCATTCCGACATCTGGTAAGGGGATGAGGAAAATGGTTCGCAGGGTTACAACGACTGAAGGGGTTGTTCTTGTTACGAACTCCGCAGACCGTGCCACCCTGAAATCATTCTCTGAAGCTCTTGACCTGCTGCAACTCACATATGTGAATGCAGCTGGTGACACCTATCGGTGTACTGGTGCACTTGAAATCGAGAACAACGAAACAGAGGAAAACAGGACTTCCTGCCAACTTCTGCCACAAGACGACTGGACTCTGTTCCAGGGTTAAACATAGTTTCACAAGGGGCAAATTATGACTGACGAAAAGAAAAAAGTAGTAATCAGCGAAGAGAGCGCACAGGCTGAAATCGACAGATTCTTATCCTACTACGACATCGATATTGATGACATGGATGATGATCTTTCGAAGGGAATGCAGCGCTCTGTTGCAAAAATGAAAAAAGCAATCATGCGTGGAATGCTTGAGTTTGTGGATAATGACGGTTCTCTGTCAGTGATTCACAAACTCAAGTGGCCACCTAGTAGCTTGAATGGCGGTGACACTCTGAAATACAGAGTTCTCGATGGCAAGGCAAAGATTGCCATGCGCGAGGCTGGAGAGAATGACACGTACGGGCAGATCTATATGATTCTTGGTTCTTTGTGTGGACTTGGAGCACAGCCTATACAGGAACTCAAGGCACAGGATCTTGGTGTTGCTGAGGCGGTTGGCCTGGTTTTTATAGCGTCGTAGCCCGGATGCACGCTTGGATGGGGCAACTGTTCTCAAGAAGCGTTCAGCCGTCCGAGATTGAGTGCATGACCTACAGGCGAATGAAGTACTGGAATGGGTGGCATGATGAAATGCTTCGGGCTGAAAAAGAGAGTGTTGATAGCGCGAAACGGAGATAATTCCTAATGCCGATTAAAAAGGGACTTGTCCTTCCGATAAAATCGCGTAATTTCATGAACGCTGGTGTCATGTCTGCTGAACGTTCTGTTCGGAGATTCGGCGCGACTGCGCGCCGGTCTCTGGATGGAGTTCGCAAGCGTGTCATGGGTATCAGGCAGGTATTCGCAGGAATCATAATGGCCCGCGCTATTTCGCACGGGTTCGTAATGTTCATGAACGGAATTCGGGCCATGACTGACGAGGTGCTTGAGTTCGACCAAGCAGTCACAGTTGCATCGGCGAAGTTCCAAGATGCTCCAAAGCCAGGTACCAAGCAGTTTAAGAGATTCCAGGATAGTCTCAGAGGTGCAGCACGAGAGATAGGTGCTGTAACAGAGTTCACAGCTGCACAGGCAGCGAAGGGGCTAGAAGAATATGCAAAGGCTGGTCTCAGTGCTTCATCAGCAATGAAACTGCTTTCTGGTACAGCAGAACTAGCAACAAATGCAAATACCGACATGGCGCAGGCAGCGAATATCGCTCTTGGTGCCTTGGACTCGTTTGGTCTTCGTTCTGAAAATGCTATCACAACTGAACGAAATCTTGCAGATGTTAATGACGTTCTTGCCAAGGTTGTGAACTCTGCAAAAATAGAGATGGACGACTTCAATCAGACGATGAAGTTCTCTGGCGCAGTTGCTTCCGCGACAGGCGCAGGTTTTAGAGATATGGCCGTTCTAACTGGACTCGTTGCCAGGGCCAATATCAAAGGTTCTCTCGCAGGTACAACGCTGAAGAGTGCGTACTTAGGATTGACCGGTGCTACACCAAAGGCTGAAAAGGCACTCAATAAATTGGGTATCAAGACAGCCGATAGTGAAGGCAACATGAGAGATATGCTCGATGTTCTGCTCGACATGAAGGGCGCAATGAAGAACATGGGCACTAAAGAGCAACTTAAGACAATCAATGCGATATTTGGACGGAGAGCGATTGCAGGTATCAGTGCTGTCCTCCAGATGGATGCTAAGTCATTACGTGACTACAGAGATAATATCAACGATGCTACCGGTGCGTCTAGTAAAATGGCCACCACAATTCGAGAGTCGCTTACTAATAAATTAAAAGTTTTAAAATCCATGCTTGTTGAAGTTGGGTTTAAATTTATAGATGCAATAGGTGGAGATGCAAAAGGAGCAGTAGACCAACTGCAAAAGATGGTTTTCAAAATAAAACCGCAGGCAATCATTAATGCATTGAAACCTTTTTTGAAATTAATCAAGTCTATTTTTAGGTTTTTAACGCCATTTGGAAAGGCATTATTTGAAGTAGGAAAAGTGATTTTCGATATTGCTTCAAGTATAGCAACAAGTCTAAGTGGACTTCTTGATTCTGGTTCGAATTCGATAGGTACTTATTTGAATATTGACCCTGCTGTGCATGACACATTCAGGAGCATATTATCTCTGTTCAAGGATTTGGGCAGACAGATAAACATGGCCATATCTCTGTTTGGAACATTGATGGGAATTGTTGCTCCTATTGGTCAATTCTTCTGGCAGGCGTTTGGAAATAAAATGTTCGATAATTTCATAACCAATCTAAGCATTATAACGAACGGAATGACAATACTTCTGCATCTTGCAGGTATTCTCGCAAAATCTGTTCAGAATGATATTGTTAAAGCGTTCGACAATGCAGTCCAAATATGGGGTGGTCTTGTTGCAGCGTTTGAACATACAGTTAATGTAGTAGCAGAACTGTTCGCATGGATTGATAGACTCGTGACAGCTATAGCAAATCTCGATACAGGCAAAGTTCTCAGTATGCTTTCAGGAGCCGGAACACAGGGAAGTATAGGCGGACGTACATATGTTCCAGATGTAAACAACAGCTACAGCCTCGCATCTGGCGCTGGCGCTGGAGGAATAGCTGGAGTAAATCTGGCTGGAAATATAAACGTAACAGGCCTACCATCTGGAGCTAAGGCATCTGGTGGGTTCAAGGGTGCTCCAGCTCTAAATGTTGGGAGCGGTGGATACAACTACGGTCCAGGATCAAGACCAGGAGGATTGGCACCTAATGCAGGAAATAGGGATTACGCAAGATGAACTGGACAAACAGGATAAATAAAACGATACGATTAACATCACCATCTGGTAAGAAATTCGAAGCGTTTTGGATTGGCAGTCCTCGTAGTGCCGAAAGGAAAGTTGGATTATTCGACTATCCAAATCTGAGAGGTACATTTGCCCAGGATTTAGATGCATCGTCTGCAAGGTATCCTATAACCTTTTATTTTTCTGGCAAAGATCATGACAATGATGCCCGTGAGTTTTTTGAAGCTGCTGGAGCTGAAAGAGGCATTTGGGATGTTACACATCCAATGCATGGATTTCTTGGACTCCAGCTCCTTTCTGTTACTGAGAATGACCAGCCGGTAACAGAGGGTAATGTAACCGAGTTTTCAACTGAATGGATTGAACCGATTGATCCATCTACGCTTCTTACTGCTGCTCAATTGGCAGCGTATCTTGGTAAGGCAGTACGTGAATATGATGCCCTTGCAGCAAATCAGTTTGCTGACAGAGTGAACCTTAATAATCCAAGGGATCAATTCAGCTTATCCAGTGCTCTCAGTAAGATTTCTGGTGCAGTAGACGTTGTTCTTGGACCATTGTCTGCGTTGAGCGATACCATATTCAATACTGTTAACGAGGTTCAGAATTTTATCAGTGCAGTTTTGTTCCAGACGATAACGCAACCACTTGCATTGGCAGCTCAATTTCAGCAGATACTACAGCTTCCAGCGCTGGCTACAGCAGATGCCAAATCGAGGCTCGACTATTACGAAAATATGATAACTGAAATTTTCAATCTGAAGACAGATGAGGACAATATAAACGAGGCGTTCGCCAAGGAGCTTGCATACTCATCCATTATAAGTGTTCATGCGACAATAGCTACTACAAGCGAGATTCCAACCAAGACTGGAACTATTGATTCTATCGATAGGATAAAGGCAGCGCACTATGCCATGATTGCTGACATGGAGAATGACCAGGAATTGTTCGCTAACGCAAGGATTGACCAAAAGTATATTGCTCAGGAAACAACCAGAGGACAAGCAGACGAATTGAATGCAGCTTCATTGAAGTATCTGCTCATAAATTTCTTTGATGCAAAAATTGAGAAGCGTTTTGTTTTAGATAGGCCGCGTTCTCCGTGGGAGATCACTGTATCTGAATATGGAAGTCTTGGTGAAGACGATGAGAATTATCAGCTTTTCATCGATTCCAACAAGTTAAAAGGGAACAAAATTTTAATTCTTCCTTCCGGTGAAGAGGTGGTGATCTATGCCTGAAGGTTGGATACAAACTCAGCAAAAAGATCCTGTCACTTCATATCGTGCTTCAGAGGAGAAAGAGGACCGTAAGAAGCGCATGGCGCGGAAGGTTCCAAAGGCTACTCCTGGGAAAAGATATGTGGTCAAGAGAGGTGATACCCTGTGGGAGATCTCGCGTGCAGCATATGGAACGCCTCTTAAGTATTCCGTAATATTCGATGCCAATCGAGGCAATCTTCGGTCGAATGACCCGAACCTAATTTATCCTGGTGAAATCCTATGGATTCCAACCGATGGGAAAATAGAACAAATAAGAGAGAACTTACTTGAGAAAGACCTCATGGATAAAGGCCCAACAGACTTTACTATTCTTCTCGATGACGTTGAAGTTCCAATGGAGAGCGGAAGGATACTGAGATCTCTTGAAACATGCTCAGATGGATGGACTGCTACCATGGCATGGGACAGTACTGATTTTTCATTGTATCCAATGCTTAGGCCATACTCCTATTCTCCGTCAAGGGCGTTTGCCGGTGGCTTCAGGCAGATAACTGGAAGACTGTACAGTGTTGCCCCGGAATACTCTGAAAAGGGCAGAACGATGTCCCTGGAGGGCTGGAGCAATACAATTGACATCGTTGACAGTAGTATGCGTCCACCATACCAGTTCTCAGATATGACTCTCGAAGAGATAGCCAACAAAGTTGTTGAGCCATTTGGTCTCACCGTAAGGTACGATGCATCGTTTGACGACAAATTCAAACGTGTGAAGGCCAAGTCTGGAGACAAGGTTTTTTCGTTTCTTATGAAACTTGCGAGTCAACGCGGGATTCTTATTTCATCAGATGGTGCCAACGAGATCATTTTTGTTGATGTGAGCAGAGATCCGCCAGTCGAGACCATAACTGAATACGCAGGTATAGATGGTGCAGGGTTCGACACGACAGGCACCGGGTTTAAGGCAAAGTTCGATGGAAGGAAGAGATTCAATTCATATACTGCCAAGGCGCAAGGTTCTCGGAAGAGTAAGAAGATAGCCACATCGGTCGATGAATTTATTCCAGCTGGCAGGAACACTGTTTTTACAGCCAACGATACGACGGGTGGAAATTTGCAGCGTGCAGCTGATTGGGAACGTTCCATGGCACTCGCAGATGCATTGACCATACCAGTGACTGTTCCAGGGTGGTTCGATAGTGACGGTAAAATATGGAGAAAGAACACAAACATAAACCTGGTAAGTGAAACACTGATGCTAAAACGTGGATACACGATGCTGATAAAGCAGGTGGAATTCACGTTTGATTTGAAAGGCGCTACAACCACATTGAGTTTGGTTCCTCCGCAGGTTTATACCGGCGAGGAAATCATAGATCCATGGTCCTCATTGGATGTAGGTGGGTTTTAATATGGAAATTGGGGTAGTACAGAGAACTGAAGTCGGAAAGAACATGGATGGCGAGACAGATGTTCTTCTGGTAACAGCAGATGCAACAGAGGATGATGACATTCAGACTCTTGAACTGTTCCAGAATGGCATGGATTACGTTCCCCTTCAAGGTGCAAGGGTTTGGATCGACTGGCTTCCAGAAGGTGATGCGTACAGGATAATAACAGCTATTCAGGATTTCCAGGTTTCGACTGTTGAACCTGGAGAGCGCAGGGTATATGCACTAAACGATGACAATGAGAAGACTGCTCAGATTTACTACAAGAAGACCGGAGAACTTGGGCTAAACGAAGGTGAAGATTTTGTAGTCAGATATTCGGAATTGAAATTAGCATTTGATGAGTTGAAGGCAGATTTCAATGCATTGGTGGATATGGTGAGTGGTCATATTCATGCTACCACAGCAACGGTTGGAGCTTCAGCTACTCCTGGTGTTATATCTGCTCCAACGAGTCCAGCAAGTAAGTCTTCTGCCGATATGAGCAAGTCAAAAGTGGAAACCGTCATGATTCCAACGTTTGAGCAGGAGGAGGAGGAAGACTGATGGTAGTTTTATTCCAAGGAGACCCTAGGATATTCATATCCAAACAGGGTACTACAATGATTTTTCAGTCTGGCCAGCCAATCATGGATGGTGGGATTGAGAACGCTGTTGTAATATCACTGTTCACTCGTGAGGGATGGGCTGGAAATACTCTATTCGGTGACGTTTCCAAGCACATTGGAAGCAGGTACGAAATATCGCACGATCAACCAATAACCGTTTCCGCACTCAACGATATACGCGATGCAGCAGAGAAGGCGCTTGTATGGATGGTGAAGTCGAATTTGGTTGAAAGCGTATCTGTTACAGTGACAAATCCGACAGGAAACGATATAAATACATCTATAATTATCGCACCTCCAGGAACGGACGAGCAGGTTCTCCTGGTGAACAAGCATGGCAACAACTGGATCATCCAGAAACTTGAGCCTGCAAGTGGGAGAGTATAATGGTAGCGTTTAACATCCCAAAGACATCTGACCTTGCAGCTCAGTTCTTGTCGAATCTTGAGACACAACTGAACCAGTATGCACCACAGAATGATAAGTCGTTCCTAAGAGTTCTTGCAGGAACCGAGGCACCGATTGCTGCTGGACTCTACAGAATGGCAGCTGTAGCAGTACTTCAGACATTGGCTATCACAGCAACAGGTGATGACCTGGATGTGATAGGCAGTAATTTTGGAATCATTCGAAAGCCTCAGACTTCTGCAATAATTAACGTTCTGCAAGAGGCAAGCATATCGACAACCATTCCTCCAGGGACTCTGTATAACGGAGATGAGAACGGACAGATTTATCGGTCTGGAATTTCAGTGGTTGCACCTTCTGGTCCTGTTTTTGCTATTTTAACAACTTTAACAGCTCAGACTCCAGGGGTTGCTGGAAACATTCAATTCGGAGACCCGCTCACAATGAGCGTAAATGTTCCAGCTGTTAATGGACAGGCGACAACCGTTGCCAATGTCATGTCGGATGGAACCGATACTGAAACAGATGATGCATACAGGGTACGTATCCTTGATGAGATCAGAAACGTTGGTGGTGGAGCGAATAAAGCAGACTATCGGAGATGGGGAACAGCCACAAGCGGAGTGAAACAGGTTTATCCATATTCTGGTCGTCCAGACATTCCGAGTTCAATACCTGGCGAGAGAACTGTCTACGTAGAGGCTGATTCATCGCTGGACCCTGATGGAATAGCAGACCAGACATTATTGGATGCTGTCAGAACGAATATCAACACAGATCCTGATACCGGAGAGGATAGGCTTCCGCTCGGTCTGGTTGATTCGAATTTATTTGTACTGTCAATTCAGAGGCAATCAATCGATGTAACCATAACTGGACTCAATGTGGACTCAACTGTAGAGACCAGCACGCAGGACGCTATCGAAGAAGCTCTCGATACTCATTTCCGGTCGCTCAGTCCGTTCGTAGAGGGCATAGATGTTACAGCAGAGAGAAACGACACTGTAACTAGGCTTACAATATCTGACATAGTTGAAGATGTTTTAAAAGCAAATAGTGGGTACGCAACAGGTGTTGAATTTGGGTTGGTACCTGGTATGACATTGGCTTCATATCTTCTGAATCCAGGGCAAAAAGTAAAAGTCGGAACGGTGACGTATGTCTGATATTACGAGAGCTGCCTTAGATGCACTACTTCCTGAAGGTTCCGCATGGCAACCAAAGGATGGTGATGATTATGATAAATTGCTGGAAGGCATCGCAGATAATCATGAGCAGCTTCGTGAATTCGTACTACTTCTTTCGTCAATCAGAGACCCGTTTAAAACTCCATGGCTGGAAGATCTTGAGTACGAATATGGTATAACTCCACCCGATGGCGCAACAGAGGACGAGAGAAGATTCCAGTTGGCTGTTGTTGTCTATGCAGTTGCAAGATTCGGGAGTGCAGAATACCTCGAAAACCAGCTTCACTTGGCAGGATTTCCAAATCTGTTTGTATACAGGAATGACCCTGTAGTTGACCCTAACTCGATACTTGATCAGCAGTCACTGATTGTTGCTGCTCACCAGGATGCTGTTGCAGGCCATCAGAATGCTATTGCGAGTCAATTTTATGACAACGGAGAACTGGTTGTAAACGGCGATTTGGAGTTGCAGAGTATCGAGTATGGGGCAATGTGCGGAGAAGTAGATGCTCAGTGTGTTGATCCAACAACTCCAGGACATGATGTAGATGCAGATGAACTTGGAGAGTTCGATAATTTCATCACAGTTGTTGACTACACTATACCTCCTGGCTATCAAGTTGCTGATCTTTTACTTGACGGCGACATGGAGAACGCAGCAGTTATAGATTGGAGTGAAGGAACCACTGGCCAACTCATGACAGATGGAGATATGGAATCTCCATCCACCAGTGCGTACACTCCGATAAACGGTGCTGATTTAGACAAGACAAGTTTGTCGCCACACGAAGGCTCAAGGGCACTCCAGGTAACATCAACTGCTGGAATTTCTGGCATTGCCAGACAGAGTGTTCTTATAATTGGAAAGTCGTATTTTTATCATGGGTGGTGTAGGGGTGATGGGACAAATCCAGTACAGGTTATAATCGGTGGAAATCTAGTATTCACAAGCACTTCAAGTTCAGCATGGCAAGAGTTTTCAGGTTCTATAATTGCAACTAATACAAATGTTGACCTTGTTGTTTCTCCAGGTGTTGGAAAATCAGGCGCGTTTGATGCGCTATTTATAGGTGAGGAAAATTCAGTTGTAACAAAGACCACTATGGACCCGCATACAGGCTCCCGTGCACTCAGGGTGGCCTCTTACAACGCACTTCTCGATGGTGACATGGAAGACCCAACGGTTGTGGACTGGATACCTGCCGGTGGTGGAGAATTAACAAAGAATGTTTTTCAGCCACACACTGGGAGTTTGTCTCTTCGTGTTGAAGATTCATATGCTTTAAGGACTGTAGATGGGGATAGTGGGATTAGCGAAATATCAGAGAATCTCACACTTGAAAGTACTACTGTTTCAGCAGTGAGATCCTATAAGGGCAAAGATCCAACACCGTCAAATTGGCCAGCTGTTTCTGGACCAACGTTGTCTCTGCAATCAGGCGCATCTTCTCCATTGTTTAATCAACCTGCCTTGGGTAACGGTGCAGATGATGTATCTATCACTGGAACTGTTGGAGAATGGTACGGTATTTCAGACACTAGTTCTATGGGTACAAAGGATATTGTTATTGAGGCTGTTGTACGATATGGCACAACTGGAATACTTGCAGGACGAAAGGGCGGCGGTATAGGGTGGGACATCAGGCATATTGGCGCAGATCGGTTGCAATTCATTGTGCAAGGAAGTTTGGGATATGTATCACCATTAACA